TGATCAGGCGGGCCACTGCGCCGTCGACGATCAGCGCTAGGTCATCGGTCAGGCTGTATTCCTTCACCCCACCAGTGCACGGCGTGTTGTCTCGAATCAGCGCATACAACGGCGACACGTAGCTCGGGACTCCCATGCCGTCCATGCGCCAGAAGCCCCACTGTTCCAGTAGCCACTCAGTGTCGCCCAGAGCCTTGCCCACGTACGTTCGTTTTTTCATGCTGCCTTCCTCGGGTTTGGCTCATCCATGCCGAACAGCTCCCGCAGCAGCTTGTTGGCGATCTTGTTTTTTGCGTTGCCTTCAGTGATCCAGCGCCGGGCGAAATCCTCGAAGCCCAGGTTGGCGCGGGACGCGTGCCAGTCGGCAATAATGTCCATGAACGCTGCCGAGCCGATCCGGCCATTGGTCTTTTCCAGCAGCAGGCGATTGCCCTGCTTCAGGAACTGGCACTCGACTGGGGTCAAACTTTTGCGCGGCAGCGCCGCCGTTACGTTGCTCATAGCGTGACACTCCGAACTTCCAGATATTCGTTGGCATTGATGTTGTTGCGCGATTGGGCGGAGACAGCAAAGCTCCACTGCCGATACGCGTCCGCCGGAGAACTGCCGATACCTACCCAGGGCTTGTCCTTGACGAAGCACCAGTAGGTAGACTGACGGCCGATGATCGTTACCTTCGGAAGGCGTCCCGTGAACCCGATCTTGTGCTGAGCCAGCCAACCCTCGACGGCCGACCAAATGATCGCTTGCTCGGCTTTGGCGAACGCCCCCTTTCCTCCGGTGCTGTAAACCTCAGCGAGCCCATAATCTTGGTTTGCCACCCAGAGGATGAAACCGGTAGGTACGTGCCCGAGTTCATACCCCTTCATCTTCCAAACCCAGTCTTCCGGAAAGTCACGGATCGAGGCGGCAATGCGCTCGGCTTCCGGGTATTTGGGCGCTTTCACAAGCACCGCACCTTTCGGGAGAATTTGTGCCTTGCCGTGTTCCAGCGATAGCGGCTGTTCAACCTCCACTTTCATTGTTTCGTCAGTTGGCGAACCAGCGCTCTGGGGCAAGCGAACGAAGACATTGCCCGGTTCGAGCGATCTATCACCGGTCAACCGGCGAAACAGTTTTTGCAGTTCGGAGATCATGCCTTTTTCCTCCCTTTGTACTGTTCGGAGAAGGGGCGGGCGATTTCCACCTCTTCCTGGGTGGGCTCGCGGCCCGCAAAGTTTACGAAACGGCCAAATTGACCTTGGCGCTGTACTAGGCATGAGCCAGCTTCCGCCTGGCGTCCCTTGTCGAGGATCAGCTCAGTAACTCCCTGTTCTCCCATTTCAGACTCTCGGTCGTAGTGCACCAAGATCACCGCGTCCGCATCCTGCTCGATCTGGCCACTCTCCTTGAGGTCGCTCGCTTGCGGCTTCTTGTTGGTCCGATTAGCCGGGCCACGGTTTAATTGAGCGAGCACCAGTATCGGGATGGCGAGCTCTCGACTGAGGTTCATGATTGCGATGGACACCTTGGCCACCGCATCCGCCCGGTTCTGCGACTTCCCATCACTTCCCACGATCTGCACATAGTCGATCATCAGGATGTCCAGCCCGACCTCGCGGCGAAGCTTAAGCGCTTCGGCGCGAATCGCCGGCATCGTCAGCCCGGGCGTGTCCAGCAGGTAGAGTTCGGCATCTTTGATTTTTCCGGCCGCAACGCCGATCCGTGTCCACTCTTCCTGCTCCAGACACTTGACCTCATCCATCCGGCGCAGATCTACGCCGCCCAGACTCGCGATCGTTCTCAACGTCAGTTGCTCGCCCGGCATTTCGAGACTGACAACCAGTCCGACGCCGCGACCTTGGGTGGCAACGTGATTCATGATCTGCAGGCCCAGCATCGTCTTGCCGCTACCAGGGCGACCGCCTATCACCACCATCGACTTCTGGCGCAGAAAGCCAATCAGCTTGTCGAGTTCCGCAAGCCCGGTGGATAGTTTCGGTGGCGCCCGATCGTTGAGCACGTCATCCATGTGGTCGAGCACCGACGGCAATACGTCGCTCATGCGCTTGTAACCGGCCTTGCCGGATGCTTGCAGGTCTCGCAGGTCCGCCAGCGCCAGGCCGCACTGATCGAGGATTTCATCCGCCGGAAGATCATCATCGACGCAGGTGTCAACGATGCGCCCGAGGTCACGAAACTGGCGCACCAGCGCCCACTTCCTAACGGTCTGGGCGTAACTCTTCCAGTTAGCAGCTGACGGAACGCCCCGGCAAATATCGATGGTGTATTGCAGGGTGGATGCTCCGCTTGGCAGGTAGCGCTGTATTGACCCGAGAGTCACTGCGTCAACTGGCATCCGCTGCCCATGGCAGTCGCAAATCACATCGAACAGCGCCGCGTTATCTTCGTGCCAAAAGTCGGCCGACTTCATCTGCAGGATGATCTCGTCCAGCATTCCGGCGCTTTGATTGAGCGAGGCAATCATGATTGCGCCCAGCACGCCCTGTTCTGCTTCAATGCGGTAATACTTGTCCTCTTGGTTCATGCGCGCCCCCGTGCCGAGGCCCAGGTGAAGCCGACCAGCAGCGCTTTGTTTTCGCGTAGCCGGTCCAGCGCCCGGGCTCCGATGTATTGCTCGAGGCTTGGTGTCGGCTTTCCGTCAGCGTCCTGTTTCGACGTGGCCGGCAGATTGGAGACGACCACAGTGGGGAGAACCATCTGATACCTACGATCAACGATTTCGTGGAGCACGCCCAACTCGTATTCGCTCCCCTTCTGCGCGCCGATCTCATCGATCACCAACAAATCAAAGCTCGCCAGTTCATCGATCACGTCGCCCTCCGTGTAACCGGAGTCCCGCGCCATTGAGCGCTTGAACACTCGAATAATCTCAGCGGCCGTGGTGATCACTGCCACCGCACCGTGCTGGCGAATAACGTGCTGAACGATGCCGCTGGCCAAGTGAGTTTTGCCGGTGCCGATATTTCCGCACATGAGTAGATTGCGGCCTGCCTGAAAATGCTCGCCGAAGTTATCGGCATAGCCCCGGCACGTTTCGAGCGCCTGGATCATGGCCGGTGTGTTGGCTCGATAGGTGGTGAAGGTGCTTTCGGCAAAGCGAGGCGTGATGCCAGAGCCCACCAGCGCGCTGTTGACGCTTTCCGCTTGCAGGTTGGCCAGCGCCAGCGAATGTTCCTCGCTGGGCCTAGGCGCCACGCGCAGGCCGTGCAATTGGCACTGCTTGCACGGACGCACAGCCATCGAACCATCGAACTGCTCAACCTCCGAGCGATCAACCGCGCCGTGCATAGGGCATTCGCCGGCGAAGGTGCGCTGTACAGGCTGGCGACGGAAATTAGAACGCTGGGCCATGGCCGCCCCCTTGATACATGTCGTCGGTGTGTTGCGGCAGGCTGATGTAGGACGAAGGCTTCCCGTTCTTCGCCCCAGCGCCTGGCAGAACCGAATCGGGATAGATGTCCGACCAGCTGCTCGTTGTGGACTTATCCAGCACCGCGTCAGGCTCTGGATGGTTGACCAGCTTCTTGGCGATCAGCTCGCAGGCACGAAGTGTCAGAGGCGCCCGTTTGGCCTTCCGCATTTCGCAGAAGTCCGCCCACGCTTTTTCGGAAGCGTTCGCCGGTTTGGCAGTGAGCGGATCGAACTTGTGAGCCTTCGATTTCCCCTCTCCAACACCTGAAGGGTTTTCAGTGGTTGCTGGTTTTTTCAGTCCTTGCTTACCTTCAATACTTACTAGTGTCGGATTTGCCGTATGCGGTCGAGCCGTATGCGGTTCAGCCGGATACGGTAAATCCGGAAGCGGTGTTTCAGAGACCACGTAACTCACTTCGCCAAGCACACCAGCCTCACTGCGAGGCTGGTCGCGGCGCACGTATCCGGCATCGATGAGCTCGTCCAAAAGCCCGTATATCCCGTCTCGCCCGGTCGGCTTTGCAGACTCTGCTGTCTCACCGCGCAAGTGCGCAGGGGAGACCTTCCAGTGATCAGGTTTACCCAGCAGGAACACCAGCATCCCGCGAGCCCCCCAACTCAGGCGCCGGTCCTCACTGATGTGCTTGCTCAGCAGGTAGAAATTCCCCTCAGGCCGAGGGGCGCGAATGATGCTCATGCGGACGCCCTCGACAGGTCACGGAAGTCGATCGTTTTTGTGCCCTTCCAGCTATTACAGGTCATGCAAAGAGTCTGGAGATTTTCCAGCACGGCTTCGCCGCCCGAGCTTTCCGGGAGCACGTGATCAGCCCTCAGGTTCTTCTGGCTCTTGCAGCGAAGGCACGCGTACCCATCGCGCTCAAACACCATCAGGCGCAATCTTGACCCTATGACTTTCTTGCGGTAACTCCGTGCAGCTGGAGCATCGACGGGCACGGCCAGGATGTACTTACCAATAGAGTTCCTGAGGACAAAACCCAAGCGTACAAGCCGGTCAATAACCTGTGGCACCTCGCACTCCGGCAGGTTGGTGTAACGAGAAATGCTGGCATCGGCGACCGTAGATCGGTTGTCTTGCGCCATATCACACATGCACAGCAGGACGAATTTATCGATGGGCTGCAGGCTCTGCTGCGCCATCGCCCAAACCATTGCTTCAATGCTCATAGATCCAGCTCCCCAGTCACACGCCACACAAAGTCTTCATAGGCTTCATCCATGATGATTCCCCGATCTTGCAGCGCCAGCCGACCGGCCTTGGCCGTCTCGTAGACCGTCCAGCGGTCGCGCTCAGGCAGGTGGCGGCAATTGGAGTAGTTGGGCAGGGGCCGGCGACCACTTCGGCGGTGGTGGGGGGTAACTACCGGAATCCCGGTAGTTGATTCCATAGGGGTGGTCATTGGGGTTTCCCTCCTCTGACAACCGCCAGCGACGGTGGCAGCTTCGGCCCGAATGGCGCACCAGGTGCAAACGGATCAGGCAACAGATCGCGAGGGCACTCCTTGAGGAAGTCTGAAAAAGCAAGGTGGCAAGCATTGAACAGCGGCGTGTCGTTCCACTCTTGCCCCCGGCGGGCGGCGCTCTCCTCAACCGCATGACCAAACACCAGATCCGAGACCGACGTGTCCCCAGCCTTCCTTGCCTTCTCACGCTCGACAATGTTGACCTCCAGCAGGTCGCACAGGCGGTCAAAGCCCAGGCCTGCCGTGAGCCCCTCTGTGTCCAGCATCAATGATCGGCCAAAGGCAGCCAGCACTTTTCGCAAATCATCAAGCTGCTGCTTGCGATGCTGACTTGATTGCTCCTGGAGCTCATGGATCTTGTTTGCCGTGAAGGGAAGGTGATGACGCAACTTGCCCGCTTCGCGACGAAACGCTCGTCTCTCCGAACTGATTGCATCGAAACGCTCACTGAATACCCGACAGATACGGCGTGTAGTTATGAGACTGGTGCTCATGCTGGCGCCGGGCTTTTGTGCTATGCGGACGAGTTCGCGCACCAGATTGAAGCCGGTGGGTAGCTGCTCGGTATTGCTGTGTGGTGTGTTCATGCGGAAGTCCTCTGGCGCAGCTTGAACCGGCCTTGCTGAATATCGGGGTGGGTGGCGCGCTCGGCCGTTTCGAAGGTGCATTCGGCGACGAATCGGTCGAAGCGACGGGTGATGTCGGCTGTTGGCCAGATCGCGTATGGCTGGGCGCCGTCGTCGGCGTGGGCACTGCGCACCATGGCGAACGGCAGAGGCGCGCCGGGTATATCGCGCATCACGGCGTTGACCACCCACGGCGGGATGCCATGGCGCAAGTTGATTCGCTCGCGGATGGTGGTCATGGATTCGAAACCGGCCGGCCTTGAGTCGAGGTAACGGACCTGCTCTACGTTGGCCACGCGCGTCTCGATCCGCGCCAGCGCGACCTGCTGCTCCGCCTGCTGGCGCTCGACGTTGATCACCGCTTGAGCCTGCGCCAACAGTTGCTCGCCTGGCGTCATCGGTTGCTGATAACTGCCCGTCTTGCGAATGCTGGGCAATACCTCTCCCACGACCCACTCCTCGAATGCTTCGGCCGCCGGCATCTTCGAGCGCATGATCAGTCGGTAAACATCGCGCTCAGGCATGACCTTCGTCATCTGGTCGCCGCCAGCGGAAGGGATGAGGATTTCCCGCACCCCCTTACAGTGCGTGCGGATAGCCTCATGGGGGTTGGAATACTCGAGCAGATCGGCGACATCCTTCGCGACAAACCATGGCTCACCCTGTTCATCGGTGATTACGCGGATTTCGGCGCCGCTAAAATTGAATGGCGTCAGCGTCATAGGGAAGCCTCCACTTCTCGGCGCTGCCCCGGGAACGCTTTCTCCTCGACCGCCAACAGCTCACCGGCAGCCGTTTCGGTCACGAAGATGGCACGGCCTTCACGAATAGCCTTGCTTAGCGATCCTTGAGTCATGCCCAAGCGCTTTGCAACGGAGGCGTGCCGACCCGAAGCAAAATCAGTCAAGGAAATCCGCGCCACGTTTTCGTATTGCGAAGTTTGGGGCGCACAGTCATTGAGGTCCTTGACGATTTCCTCGCGGTGGCAACTGGCGAGGTTCGCGGCGTCACAGGCAGCGCTCCACCCCAAATCAATCAGATTTCTGACGTGAGGACTAAGGCTTTCGTCGGCGGAGATGGCATAGAGAAGCGCCCCAAGCTGACCCAGCGAACGCTTGGCGAGCTCAAGGTCCTCGAGCGCATTCTCGGCAATTTGCTTGAGCGCGGTCATGCTGCACCGCCTTGGGCCTGCGCCGCTTCGATTCCGGCGTGCGAGGCGTAGACAAGCGCTAGCGCAGCATCTGCTGCCAGATAAACCAGGGTTGCTTCGTGCATGCACTCGGCAACGTTCATGAGAGAGCGGAGGCCAGCACATACGGACTCCAAGTAGCACGTCGCAGCGTCGAGAGAGTCCACTACCGGAACGCCACCGGATGCGCAGAAAACATCTGTTCTGCCTTGGGCGTGAAAGGGGTGTTCTAGAGTTGAGATCGGAGTTTTCATTGCTCCACCCCCGCTGCTTCTGCGTCAAGCATCTGCTGTTCGAGCGTGGCGTACAGGGAGTAAGTGATGAATTCAAGCGCCAGCAGCAACCCGTGTTCCTCGTTCGGTGAAAGCGCGCGCTCCTCGGCGGTGTCTCCCGTCCCATGGTTATCGCGAAGCAGTTTCGCCAGGTGATAAGCACCAAGTCCTGCCCGGTGATTGCGCTGCGCTTCAATTACGTCGATCGATACCGGCGTGCTCATTGGGCACCGCCTTGGCGGTTGCCGAATTCGACGCTTTGAGCAGATGCATCAATTAGTGCTGCGGACGACTCAACTAGGAATCGAACCCCGAAGATTTCGTTGGTCGACATGCCGCTCTCAGTCAAGCGCGTCAAAATTTCGAGCGCAGACCCTAGAAGCATTGAAGCGGCATCCATGGCCTCGGATGCTGGCTTTCCTGCACATACTTGAATAAGGCCGGATTCTGGATTTCCGACATCAAGCAAGAAGATCGGCATAGCGTCAGTAAGCGGAGCCTCTTGTGTTACTGATGGTTTGTTGCTATTTTTCGTTTGCATGTTTTGTCCCTTCGAAAGACAAAGTGGTGCCAAAGCCACCTGGTGGAACAGGTAGCGACTAAGAAGCTCAGCTCAGGCTGGGCTTTTTTGTGGGCGGTCGAAAAATCAGCCGCTCAGCAAAAATAGGGATTGGATGTGGAGATTCATGTGGAGTGCGGCTGAACGCTGTATGTGCAAACAGGTACTTCTAGCGCTGAACCCGAGGTTCTTGAGCGTGTAGAATCTCGGTCATCGCTGGACATCTGGTAAGCGAAAGCCGAAGCACCTTTCAGCCACTCGGCTGTAAACGCACCAGAAGACCCTTTCGCAAGATTTTCTGCGTGCTGAGTTTCGCCGGTGTACTCAGTTCTTGGCAGTTTTCCGGCCGCAACCCACTTGTTGATCGCTCGAGCAGACACGCCGCACAGCCTTGCAGCAACGGAGGCGCCGCCAACAACCGTCACGGCGCGTTTGATAGGGTTCATGGTTCGTACCAATCAGGACTATTGGTACGCACTCTAGAAGGGACTGACAGTACCCGTCAAGTAAAGGCAAAATGGACCTATGGTATCTATTAACTCAAACACTGAAGAATTCGCTGAGCGCCTCCGCGTTGCCATGTTAAACGCGGGTTATGGCAGCTATGGCTCAACGGCTCGATTAGCACGCCAACTTAAGGTCACTCCCAAGGCAGTCGCGAAATGGCTTCAAGGACTGTCCATACCCGCCATACAGCGAGTGGGTGATCTTGCCTATCTCTTAAAAGTGGACCCAGAGTGGCTTTTGTGGGGGGAGCGAAAAAAGGGCGTCTTTGATGGTGTTCGCGTCAACCCTAAAAAGACGGTCTACATAGATTCCGCTGGTGAAATAAAGGTACTTGGCCAAGAACCGGGCGGAGCTGTCGAGCAACAGATCGATCTTCAAGAAACTGGTCTACGCCATCCCGACATGATCCAAATCAGTGTTTGGGACGATGAAACCCCTGTGGATGATGATGAGGTAGAAGTGCCTTTTCTGCGCGAGGTCGAGCTTTCCGCGGGTAACGGCAGGACCGTTATTCAGGAGAGTGATAGAGCAAAACTGCGTTTTGGAAAATTCACGCTGCGAAAGCATAGCGTTCAGTTTGACCAGGCAGTGTGCGTGCCGGTGCATGGCAACTCCATGGAGCCTGTTCTACCTGACGGCTCAACTGTTGCTATCAATAAGGGCTCCACCAACATAGTAGATGGAAAGATTTACGCCCTGTCCCATGGAGGTCAGCTCCGCGTAAAAACACTTTACCGATTACCTGGAGGAGGTGTCCGTATGAGAAGTTTTAACCGAGAGGAGCATCCAGACGAAGAATACACAGCCGATGAAATGGCTGAGCACGGCATTACAGTGCTTGGCCGTGTGTTCTGGTCTGCGGCGTTCCATTAAAAATATTTTCAAACTAGCGCCCTAAACGGCGCTATTTTTTTGCCTAAAGAACGTACCAGTGGTTCTTGACATCACGGCTCTATCGGTCCATTCTTGACCCAGCATAAAGGGCCAATGGTACGCATCATGAATCAGGCATTGTGTGTTGGCGGCTGGAAAGGAAACCTCGGACTCGGACTCGCGGAACGTGAGCTCTCCTGTTTGCTTGCAGTCGCTGCCGGTCACACCGACAAAGAAATTGCGCAGAAAGACGGTCTTTCCCCTCGCTCGATCAAAGGTCGCATCGAATCCTGCATGTATAAGCTGGGTGTGTATAAGCGACCAGCTCTGGTGGCGGAAGCATTTCGCCGAGGGCTGATCACTCCAATGATCATCGCCTTGTGCGCAATTCTCGTCGGCCAGTCGGCCACCAATGACAACTCATTTAATCGAATCCGCAGACCAGGCGAGCGCCGTATCGAAACCCGCGTGGCCGTGCGCCGCATCGAGGTTGCCCTCACCTCTTAAACCAACCTGATTTTTGCGAAAGCCAACACCGCGGCCGGGATTCGCTCGGCCTGGAAAAAGCTCACCCAACCAACGAAAGAGGATTTACCCATGTTAGGCAAATTGTTCGGCAAGAAATCTGGTCAAGCCCGCGCAGCGGTATCGAAGCTGGCAAACCGCGACCTGATGGAAGCAGTCGTCTACGGCAGCATCTACGTCGCCGCAGCTGACGGCGACCTCGAAGACAGCGAGCTGTCCAAAATCGAAACCATCCTCAGCAACAACACGGCCCTTCAAGGTTTCGGCGCGGAGCTGTCCAACACCATCGACCGCGCCAAGACCGATTTTAAATCCGGAGCTCGCATCCTGCGGCAGAACGCTGAAAAGGAACTGGGCGACCTGGCGCACTCTCCGTCCGAAGCGCTGACCGTACTCAACGTGATGCTTACCGTTGCCGAGGCTGACGGTGAGATCGAGCCGGCCGAACTAACGGCGCTGGAGCGCAGCGCGAAGCTCCTCGGGCTCAACCTGAAAGATCACCTGTAATCATGCTGGCCAAGCTCAGAAGCAAGACTCGCTCACTGGCGGCCTTCGGGCTCGCTGGTGGCGTTGTCTTCGTCGACTCGGCCAGTCGCATCCTCTCGATGGTAGGCGACCTCGTATTAGTCGCCCTCCTCTTGATGGTGCTGATGATCGGCAGCAAACCAGACCGCGATTAAAGCGATGGGGTGGTGATCATCACCATCCCCTCACGAGGAGTTTTACCAATGTTGATAC